TTCACGGTCTCTTTTGGCATCTTATCGAGTGCCAGTCCTAACAAATCCTTTGTGAACTGGTCTAATTCTGTTGTGTCAAATTCTACGCTCATACATTTTGCTCCATTTCCACGAGGATCTCCACGAATCCGTCGTTGTTATACACCGGCTGCCAGTACTTCACACGGTACTGCTGCCCTTTGTACTGCATGAGCATATCGTTTTTTAAGCTGAGCCCTCTCCGCACGACCACCTTGTGCGTGACTTTCGTCTTCACAGCGTCTCCCTGCACGTTCTTCTGGGTTCCTGTCTGCGGGACGATCTGCGCCCATCTTTTCCCGCATGACACTGGCACGCGCTTATCCTGGCCGATCTCGTTCTCCTGCGTCTTCATCTCGAAGAACTCAACCCTGTTTCTTAAATCTCCCGCCTGCATTCTTCCCTCCTACGCCTCTGGATCCGGCAGTTGGTTTTTGGAGTGCATCCCGAGGATACACTCCAGAGTCTTGTTGCTGTTGGATTCCTTTACGGTTGCCGCCCGGTTGTCGTACATGTCAGAGGCTACGATCAGCACCGCGATTGCCAGATCCTCGTGCTCGTCCATCTCCTCGTCGGAGAGTCCGGTATAACTGCGCACGTATTCCACTGCTGCCGTCCTTATCGCTCCGATGAGCGGATCTTCTTCTTCAAGCCGCAGGTGGCTCGCGATGGTCTCGTCTGTGATCTCTGATATTTTCATGTGCCATCCTCCTGTTGCACCGGTGCAACTTTATGATGCTTTCATGGTGAGCTTTGCGAGTTTCTGCTGGTTCTCTACCTTGGCATCGAACTCCAGCCATGCGATCACGCCGTCTACGTGCTCGTCTGCATACTTCTCGCGCAGCACCTGCACGTTGCTCTCCTCTGATACCTTGACCGCCAGTCCGGAGAGATCGCCATAGATCACAGCGTCTTTCCCCGCTTCCATCTTCGGGGAGTTGTCTGAAACAAATACCGGCTTCCCGAGAAGCGTGGTGCCAAACTCGCTCGTGACATCGTCCTGCATGAGATAGCGCCCGTTTGCGTCCTTGAGCTGGCGCAGGTATGTACGTGTTTCCGGATGCATGATCCAGCATGCGCTCCTCTGGTATACATCCTTGACCTGATCCTTTAAGGAGATGAGCTCGTCCATGGTGATCTTAGCCGCTGCTGCCGCTGTGATCTTGTTTGTCACGCCGGTCAGTCCCTCGATCGTGTCGCTTCCGACTGTCGCGCCGTTCAAGAGCACGTTCTCAATGAACTCCGCAATCTTCTCCGCCATCGACTTGATCACTTCTCCGACGATGTCAAACTGCGAGTTGTTGATGAGGCTCTTGCTGATCTTTGTTAAAGCGCCCGCCAGGTACCCCTTGAGCTGGATGCTCGTGTACTTGCCGCTCGTTGATGTGAGCGACTTGAACTCTTCCGCGAATGCGACCGTGATGCTCTGCGTCTCCTCGTCGTAGTACGGAATGGACAGATTGCCCTTCACGTTGTATCTGGTCGCCTTCGCAAAGATCGGCGAGATGTCTACAACATTCTTGATGATCTTGTCTGCAATCGATGACGGGATCACTGCGCCGTTGTCCCCCTGCGTAAGATTCGCCTCCGCTCTCTCTTCCACGACTCCACGGATATAGTTCTCGAATGCTCTGCGCTCAGCATCTTCTTTTGAGCGGCTCTCCTCTCCTCCTTCCGGCGCAGGATCGCTCTGCTGTGTCTCTCCCATATCCTTAGCCTTCTTGATCTTCTCGAGCGTTGCGTCGAGCGCTTTGATCTGTGCCTCCAGATCGTCAAATGTCGCGGATTCCTCCTCGCTCAGCGCCCGCTTCTCGGTCTCTGCTGTATCTGCGAGTTTCTTCATCTGGTCTACGAGATCCGCTCTCTGCTCCTCGAGTTTCTTGAGTTCTTCCGCTCTGTACTGCATTCCTGCAATAATTCTGGTTACTGTCTTTTTCTTCATCACTAATCCTCCATCTTTGATAATTTTTCTATGCGTGCCCTGTACTGCTGCAACTTTTCGGCGACCGTTCTTAAATCGGCATCCGAATTGTCTGTGATTGTTGCCTCTTTGATCTCGAGGCTCCGCGTCTCCACGGTCTCCGTGGTATCGTCCGCTCTGGTGTTGACCGATGTCCCGGCATAGCACGGTGTCTTCCGGTCATCTATGAGAGAGACTTCTTTCAGGTCCATATCTTCGACATAGCGCCGCTTCATGCCGTTCGCTGCGTCTTCTTCCTGTGCTCTCGCATTCATAAATCCGAACGACCACCCTCTCAGTTTTCCCTCACGCGCCTTCTGCATCGTTTCCGGATCGGTGATCTCGCAGATTGCCCGCAGCCCGATATTGTCCTCGATGAGTTTCAGGTTGCTGTTCGTGTCGCCGAGTTTTTTGTCTTCCTCGTGATCGAGCAGAAGGTCTATTGCCCGGTTTGACGCTTTTGCCCTTTCGAGCGCTCGCGTGAATGCTCCCGGCATTATCTGCTCAATGAACTTCTCCCCGTTTGAATCGTGGATAGGTCTCGAATCCCGCGCCACCGCGTTGACATATCCGTCAATCATCACCTTGTCCTGCCTGATTTCTATTCGCATCTCCATTCCCTCCTTCCTCTGTTTTTGTTCCCGCTTCGTCCTGCAGATTCATACTCTGTCCCATGTTCGGAAGGAACAGGTCCTTTGTGACCGGATCAAAGAGTACATCCTGCAGTCCCAGCTTGATATAATTCAATCCCAGCGGGGGCATGTTTTCTTTCGCACGTACCTCATCCACCTTCATGAATCCGTTCTTCAGTGCCTTTTCGTATGCGTTGTACCTCTTCTCCGGATCTCCTTTTGTCATATCCGATGTGTCGACCGCAAAGTAGTATTCCTTTTTCTCGCTCTCGAGGAGCAGATCCCGGTTCAGCGCGCATTCCAGCGCTCCGATCACCTGATTCAGACACTCCTCCACATACAGCTTCCTGTCCTGTTCTGTCGGAGTCCCATTCAGAATATTGGCAGGCATTAAAAACAGCTTGCAGATATCCTTTGAATTGGTGATCTTGTTCTGGTTCAACTGCATCTCCATTGATGTATTGGAGCACTCCTGGAACTCCATCCCTTCGTTCAGCACCATGACATTGTCGGCGTTGTTTGAATAGAGTTTCCTCCACTGCTGCTTCACGTAGTTGATCGCCGCCTGTGCGAGTTTCCTCTGTGATTTCAGGAATCCCTTCTTGTTGCCGCCTGTCGTGTTCTGGTTCTCCTCGTATTTGAGCAGGGAATACGTTGCGCTCATCAACTGCTGCGTCTCGTCGTAGATCGGCAGTCCCTCGCGTCCGTCTTTCGTGTTCCGGAGAAGCCGGATAAACTGATGCGGCATGTAGCGCTGGCCGTCGACCAGTATGCTGTATGTCTTGAAGATCGGATCTGTATTGTAGAGGAACGAAATATGCTTCTCGTCCACATAGTGCAGGCTCCTGAAGCGTTTTCCGGTCTTGTTGATAAACACATAGCCGCCCTTCCCCAGATAGTAGTCGGTGATCATCGCCTTCTTCAGTTCCACCGCCGTGAGCGTGTCTCCCGGATCCTGATTCAGAAGAAATGTCCTTGTGTCGTCTTTGACCTCTTCCACCTTGCCCGCGTCCTTCTTGTACAGTCTGATCGGCAGCTTTGCAATATCCCCCGCAATCATGTTCACGCAGGCGTTTAGTGCTGCTATGTTCAGCGCCTTTTCTCTTCCCACATACTCCGGCTTTAAGTTGAAATTGCTCAGCACTTCACCCGTGTTCTCGTCGAGTGTATGCTCTTCCTGCACCGGATCCGCTCTTTTGAAAAACCAAAAAGCCATGTATCATCTTCCTCCTTCATAAAACCTGTATTGTAAATTCATCATCTCCGAAGAGAATCTCCTGCTGCACCAGATGCACCGCGTTGATCGTGCTCACTACCATGTCCACCTTGCCGACAGATCTCTTTTTGTTCACGTAAACATTCAGGTTCGTGTCCTTTGTACATCTTGCATTCGCGAAATTGATCTCCAGAAGCGCGTTCTCTTCGTAGAATGCCTCTTGTGATAGTATTTTTTCTTTCAGCAGCTTGGTCGCTGGATGCAGCACGCTCGAGTGCTGCTTAATCTCTACGCATTCGATCCCCTCCGCTTCCAGCTTCTGCACCGTGGAAATAGCGTTGTATCTGTCGTACCCTACCTGCACGATCTCCACGCCGTATTTTTCCGGAATATCCATGATAAACTGCTCGACCTGCCGATAGTCGATCACTTCCTCCCCGACTGCGAAGCATACGCCGCGTCTTATCATCTCCGCGTAGTCCACTTTTTCCCGCAGCGTCTTCTCTTCGACCTTGTCTCCGGGAATAAACCCCCATACTTTGAAGTACAGCTTTGTATCATCTTCTGCCACCATTGCCACCGATGTGTTGTCATCGGTCTGTGACAGATCAAGCCCGAGCCAGACGCGCCGTCCTTGCCAAAAGTCCGGATTTTCCTCAATCTTGCAGCGTTTTACCTTGTCGCTGTCGATGTATCCTTCGGTACCCAGCCCTTTGTACCGGATGTTTAGGTGTTTGCAGAGAAAATTCTCTTTCTTGTTGTCATAGATCGTGGCCAACGTCCGCTTGTCACGGATATTTTTGAAAATATTTTCGTTTTTTACTGCTGCCGGGTTTGCCTGATAGATGATCCTGTCATCCGTCTTCCAGCCTTCATCCTTCAGGAGTTCCTCGTCCGGCTCGTAGAGCAGTGCGAAATATCCTTCAATTCCGTTTTCCAGTCCGTCCAGTGTGTTCTTTGCGATGTCTATCTCGTCCATGAACACATTCAGGTCGTTCGGATACTGCGTCGAGATGATGATCCCGAGGCTTTCCTCGAGCGTGATCTGCGACGAGCGCATCGCCTCGACTGGATATGCGTCGAGCGCACCGGCTTCATCTGCCAGGAACGCATTGGCCAGCTTCCCGTCCATCCTGTCCTGACTGTATGCTAGAGGCGTGTATTCCGAATCCGTGATCTTGCAGCGTATTTCTGACCGCAGGATCTTGAACTCTTCCACGAGTGCAGGACTCTTCTTGATGATCTTCCTGATTGCCTGCTTCAACTCGCTTGACAGCTTCAGGTCCGGAGCGACTGAAAAGAAACGCGAAAATTCCGGCTCTATAAGCATCAGCAATATGAATATGACTGCCGAGTTGAAGGTCTTGAAGTTCTTCCTTGCGATCTCCAGAAGCGCCGTGTGATAGTAGCGCTTGTCGTTTCTCCTCGCTTTTGTGCAGAGTACCGCAGTTATGAGGAGCCAGGCATAATCCTCGAGGCCGTCATACATGGAGCATCCGAGATCCGGATGTACGATCAGCTTCAGGATCTTTGAGATCTTCTCAAACTGCTTCTCGTCCACATAGGCTCTCCCGCTCTCTCCGTCTGCTATCTCAAGCCATGCTTTCGCCTGCTTTTTGATGTATCTGCCGACCTTCCGGTTTCCATCCTGCGTACACCATAGCGCGTATTGGTACGCTTTTCCTTCTCTAACCACTCTTTAGCGCCTCGAGTAGTGGGTTGCTTGCTTTCTCCTCGGTCTTCGGTATCGACCTGAGCGATGCCGCGATCGTCATCACAGACTCTTTCTCGATGTCCAGAAGCATCTTCCGCTTCTGCTGGATCGTCCTGTCTATCCCGCTGATCGATGCCGATATCTTTGCCATTGACCGGCCGATGTCCGCCAGTATCTGGATATACTCGACCGGATCGTCCAGCTTGTCCTTCTGCTCGTGCAGATCCTCTCGCATCTCCCGGAGCATATCCGTGTAATATGCGCGCTCCTCCTCGAGATGCTTGACCTCTGAAGAAATCATGCAGTATCGATTGATTGTCGCTCCATACAGTTCGTCTCCCTTTTCGATCTTGTCCAAAAGTTTTTTGACTCGGCGGAACTGTTTGTGTGCTTCTTCGTCCGCCCGTACCTCTGGCGCTTCCTTCAGTCGCACTCCGGAGATGAGGCTTTCTTCAGCCTTCTTCCTCTTTTCGAGTTCTGCCTTTGTCCGGTGACTTTTCTTCTCGCTGCTGATCACTGCGTATGGTTTTGGCGGTGTTGGCATGCCCCTCTCCTCCTTCCTCCCTTTTGGGAAAATCTTGATCTGGGAATTTTTTATAAATTTGTG